GCTTGTGCCATTGGTGGATGCCCCACTAGGATTGTTGGTAGGCCCGGCTTGGTTACTATTCTGCTCATATTCACCTATAATATTTTGGTAAGCTTGTCGTGACTTAGGTAGAGCACCTGCACTGTTCCAATCACCATTATGACCTACAATTTCGCCTTGTCCAATGTTTTCTTCTACATTTAAGTTATTTAATGTAGCAAATTGGTCTACGGTGTTCCTCATTCCTCTATTTGGATCGTACACCACTACTCTAGTGTTTGTCTTTCCCGGTAGAAGAGTTTTGTAGTTTATACCTGCTGCAATTAGTTGTTCTCTTACTTCGCCCATGTCTGTTGAAGGGTGAACCATGTGGTACAAGCTGTCTGGACCTTTTGGATTTGGGTGGAACACAAGTACAGATTTCTTCTGTCCTGAGATACCATGCCAAGCACCTAGGTATTTTAATTTAAATGGGTCTGTGCCTTGTGGTGCTGTGTGTATGATTGATTCTTCAGAACCATTAGGCCAATCACCCACTGCGTTTTGTGCTGTGGTATTTACACCACCCTTAGCATTAATTTGGTTACCAAGTGCACCTTGTGCTAGGTTCTTTCCACCTGGAGATTTAGCTACAGCGTTTGAGAATGGTTGATTAGTTCTAGTCGCAACAGGTGCCCCGGTCATACCACCGGGTGCTGGTTTAAACTGTGCAAATTTTACAACTCCCCTTCCTCTTCCGGGTAGTCTTGTCTTTCCTTTTCCTTTAGCTTGTTGGCGTGTTCTGTTAGATGGGTTGTCCATCGTGAACGGCTTCCTCGTAAGGTCGCTATTACTTTTTCCAAGGACGGCATAAGCCCTTGCGAGATTAGCTGCTGAGAAATTTTTTGGCACTCCTGCTCTGTTAGAGGGAGGTCCATTTGGGTTTTTCTTTGCATATGCATTAGCTTTATCCTTTGGTATTTCTGGCATAGGTTCGGGATCCTCTCCCGCGCCTGTTACCATAGCGTCATAATGTTTTTTTGATGCGGATGTGTAGTTTTCCATACCCGCAGTTTTTACACCCATCCTAGTGCAAAAGTTTTTCCAATGATACCAACCTACAGCTTGTACTTGTTTGTTAGTTAATTTAAATTCATTAGCTGTAAAGTTATTTATTAAGTCAAAAACACCAGCTAATTGAGTTGGGGGAGTATCTATAAGTTTACCACTTTTATTTGTCATAGTACCTAGACCCCAAAGCATCCATCGTGTGAACCACAGATCCTTTGTTGGGTAACCACCGTTGTATGACAAATCTTGATGAAAGTTTCCACCTTTAGGTCCAAATATATATGAACCCGATACACCTAGTTTGCCTTCTTTTATTTGATCTCTTAAACCTGCTGGAGCAGCTTTTATAAATTTAGCTTCTGTTTTTTTTATAAATCTAACATAATCATCTTTTACATCTTCAATTGCCTTAGCCCGATTAAACGGGTTTTTAATACTTCTAGCTTCTTCCATATCAACTTGAAAAGAATTTTTACCATTTTCATCTGTTGCTAAAGAATACTTAGCCCATTCTTGTGCCATAAATGCTGCGCTATGGGATCCTTGTAAAAATGATGACAGTTGGTGATCACCATCTTTACCAAACGCAAGTGAGTAATTTTTTATAAATCTTAACATAGGATTTATAGACCCGCCTCGAGTTGTCCAATCTTTTTGAAGATCGTCAGAGGAGAACTGCATATTTTTTAAATCTTTTTTTAGTTGTTCTTTTTGCTTGTCTGACCAAGTGTTTGTTTCTGAACCTGTAGCAGCTTTGTCTGCCCAAGTATTTATCATTGTTTGATCATCCCCACGCTTGTGGTTGCGTGTAAGCGCGGAAAGACTAGGTTTTTTTAAAGCACCTTTTACTGTCATATCTAAGTCATCTTCTTGTGATTCCTTACCAGAAGGAATAACAAAATTAGGATCTAATGCCGCAAGCCTTATTTTTTCTATAGTGTTTGTAAAAATATTGTTTGCTTTAATATTGACAGATTTTAATTCGGCTTTTTCTTCTGATTCATCGTCATCTTTGTTATTTTTTTTTGGTGGTCTTAACTTTGCATCTTCGTCTTTTTGTATAAGTATGTCTCTATATTCAAGCCGAAGCCATTCTTTTTGAAGATGTATAGCTTTTCTTATGTTTTCTTTATCTTCACTTGCATACAGGAAATTTATATTTTTATAAAGTTCTGGATCTAGTATTTCCATAGAGTTTGATACAGCTTTAGCTCTTCCGTAAAGTCTATTTTCGTGCTGTAAATGCAAAACCCCGTCTGGGTCGCTAGATTCATCTTGTTTAGTATTTATGTATGAAAATACGCTACGGTTTTGGCCATTCTTATCAGCTTTTTTTTCTTTAAGTGCCTGAAGATACATTTTAGTGGCAACCCCTAAATTAGCCCCAGGTTGCATTCCAAAACTTGTAGGTGCCATTAAAGCTTTAAAGCATGTTAAATATATATTTTGTTCATTTCCAGAAACATCTGTTGGGGGAACTGTGTCATTAAGTTCTTTTATTTTTTTCCACTCATTGTTATCTTTGTTTACAAAATTTAACATTCTTATGATATTAGAATCCGTCTGAGCCATATCATCGTCATACCACAATGCACCAGAGTCTTGTGTGGCGTTATGTTCTTTTATTAGTTTATTTTTTTCACCTGCGTCTTTGTATTCTTTCCATTCGCCATTAGGTAAAATTAAAAATCCTTTATTGTTATTTCCTGAGGTTTTACCTTGGCCTTCTGAAAATAACGCTTGTGCTACATGATCTGTTGCAAAAGTTAAACCTAACGCAACTAGTGCACGCATACGCTCATCTTCAATTACAGCTTGTTCTTTATCTCCGGCTGGTCCTTTCTTCCTGGCTTCTACTAACTTAGCTTCCGCAAGTCGTTCGATTACACCACGACCGCCAAATTCATGGTAAAGTGCCATTTTTTCAGAAGATGAGTGATCTTTACCTATTGTAGTGCCGTCAATTAAATCCCATACTTCTTGGTGCATAACAGCGTGCCACATGCGTGTAAAATTTGCATTGTCTGTAGGGCTGTATCCACCTTTATTACTAAAATCTTGATCCAGCATATGTAATTGTTCGTTGGTAAATTCTCCGTTTTTACCCGCAGGCTGTAGGGGCATCATTGTGTCATCAGGTTTAGTGTTTTTAGCTAACCCAACAAAAGATGCCGCTCCCTTTATCATTCCCCTTACTACCGAAGGAAACATATCCACAGTTTGGGCTACGGTTAGTTTACCACTTTCAGATTTAGTGTCAGACCCAAACCTATCTCCACCTGACATTTCTGGAAGTATTGATTTTCTTACTCTTTCGTGAATACCACTTAGTGAGGATTTAGTAACTTCCCATTTTGGGCTTAGTCTGGGTTTACCATTTTTGTCTAAAAGTGGTTTACCATCTTTATCTAGCAATGGCTTTTCTGAGCCTGCTTGTTTGTTTGCTATTTCTTGTCTCATTAAATCAAAGTATCTTGATTGTTGATACCTATCAGAAACTACAGGTGGCGCGTCCTTTAATATGTCGTGACTATCTAAATACAACAATGCATGAAGTTGAGTTTCATTAAGTCCGTGATCTATGCTGTTGATTTCATTAGCATGATCTTCAGACAGTCCTGTAGTTTTAAGGTTAACTTTAGCTTGTTTTTCTTTATCTACTCTGGAACCAAAAAAGTAATGGGTGTTATTTAAAATTGATAAAAGATGGTCTTTTTGCCCAATTCTAGAGCTTCTAAGTTTTGCGTATTCTCCGTTATCGTGACCTTTAGTTTTTAAAAAGTCTGTAATATTTTGATCATTGTCAGGTGGCGCAGCTTTTCCATAAGGAAGAAAATCAGTTTTTTTTCTGTCGTTATTAACTGAATCTGAACTATCTAATTGTGAATTCGCAAAATCTGCATGATTAGCGTTTTCTGGAGGAGTAATACCTTTAGTTGGAGTATTTGTTTCTAATTTTTTAAATTTTAATTTGTGGGAATACGCTAACTTTTTAAAAGCTATAACGCCGTCTATAAATTTGCCAAATTGTGCACTCATTACATCACCTTTTTATTTGCGTAATCGTCCGCCTAGGCGTGGAAATAAGGGTTTTCTTTGTTGAGTTGGCTGTTGGATCGGTTTAGGCGGATTTGCCTCAGGAATAGGCGTATTTGAGGCTTTAATCGTGTCTGTTATAGGGCTAGACTTCTTGATTTTAGGCATCTTGTTTACACCCTCTATACTTGGTGTAAATTTTGGAGAAGTCGTTGAACCTCTAAGGCCTGAAGATGGGGGGGCAATTGGCCTAATTGGCATGCGTTGTGGTTTAGGTGCAAAACTTGGATTTGGTTTAAGGGTGGGCGGGGCTGGCATTTTTGCATCTTGGGGTTTAACACCTAAAATGTCTTCCCCTCCACGCATTAAAGGGTATCCATCATTTAATTTTTGCGGTTCCCCTGGGTCATTCCATATGGGTTTAGGGCCTGCTGGTGGGGCTTTAGGTGTAAAGTTAACATCAGGTGCAGGTAAACCTAATGGGTTGTCTGGTCCTGGTATACCTGCTGGTGGGTATTGTTCTTCAACATCTAAGCTGCCTTCTGAGTCAGGAGGGCCTAAGACTCTATCCCTAGTAACCTTCATCGCCTGTGCTTGTTTTTGACCTTCTGGTGTGTTAAACCACTGCTCATCCGTCATTCCATATCTACCAGCGGGTCTAGGGGCCATCTGACCGGATGCTTGGAGTTCCGCAGTAGTTTGTTGTCCACCGGGTAGGCTAGATATTTTAGGCCTCTGTGCTGCGGCACCACCTAATGAGCCACCACCCATATCAACATTTCCGTTATATCCTGAATTTGGTTTGTTAACCGAATCGTCGTACAGTTTTTTAGCTCTTTCAGACTTCCATTGATACTCAGTTGGTGCAGGTGTAGCTTGTGCAACAGGTGGGGGTGTAGGTGCTGCAACAGGTGCAGGTAGTTTTTTTGGCCCAGCGTAGTTTACGCCGCCCTCATCTCTAGAAAATTTAGGTTCGCCGTTTTTAATTTCTAATTTCCGTCTTTCACCTGAGATATCTACTCTATTGGATGGATTAACTGTATTAACACCTTTAGGCTGGAACTGTTCCCCCCTAGCTCTTGCTTCAGCACCCTCTCGTTTAATATCTGCCATAACTTGATTGTGCTGTGCATGTTGAGCAGATTCAGACCTTGTGTCTCTGGTATTAACACCTGGAGTGCCAAGTTTATACCCATTAGCATCAAGCATACCTGCGCGAATCATTGCATTGCCAGTACCGGGCCCACCTCGTGCAATCTGCTCTTGATCAACAGCTATCTCAGTATCTTTTTGTAGCTTATTACCGTAGTTTACGCCTCCGTAAACTGTGTCTATGCTTTGTTGAGGTATAGGGTTATTTTTTAACCACGCAGCTTGAGCTTCTCTACCAGCGTGTGTGGTAGGATCGTTGTATATTTGCTGGCCTCTGTAGTTAGCGCCTTGTTGTCTTACATTTTGTAAGTGTTGTGCATTTGACGCAGCTTGACCGGGAACGCCTAAACCGTTTTCTCTTAGTGGCATTGTGTTTTCCTTAGTTGTTAGCAGGGGCCAGAAGATCCGTCTTTGCGCTTGCCCCAGTTAGGTAGATGTGTGTTTGTGCCTGAGGGTTCTGAACCTGCTTCGTATTTAATTTTTGGTACTTTAGATTTAGGCCCAAAAGCTCTTTGGTATTGATCCCTAGGTCTACCTTTGCCTGTCATTGCGGTATAGTCGTTCCAAGCTCTAGCTTGTGAGTTTTTATTTTTAGTCCTTCTTACTTGATCTTTAATAGTCTCACCCTTTTCAGGAATATCATCTTTTTTAGGCACTTTTGTGTCTTTTTTAGTTTGAAACTTTTTGTACTTGTCCTTCTTAGACTCTTCCATTGCAAAACTCCTAAGGTTGTAAATAGAACACGAAACATTAAAATTACACACAAGGGCAGGGGGCTTTATGCCCCCGCGCCTTGTGCCCCGTCCGGTGTAGGATTTTGAGTCGCTTCTGCACCTTGTTCAGGCACAGGCCCTGGTTGCCCTTGTGTTGGCACACCTGTTGGCTGACTTCCCATTGTGGACGGGTTTAGTGGCATATTTTGTGCTAATATCGCATGACCTGGTTGTGGTCGGCTCAAGCCTAGAATAGCCCTAAGTTCATCTTCATCGAGTGTTCCACCCATCTGGTAGAACGCCTGTGCTGCTTGTAGGGTTTCCCCTGCATTAGGCTTATCAATGTCGAATACCCAGCGTATCTGCGGTAGTCCGGGGAAGTTATATTTTTGAAGAACCGCAACAAGTTCTTCTGTAAGTGTGTCTTGTAGATTTAGCGCGTCATATCGCACCATCCTAGAGTGCGTATCGCCGATCTCCTGTGCCTCTCCTGAGGTCATTTCATTGTCATCCGCACCTTTTATAAACCTTCTAATCTGTTGATCAAAATAAGCCGTAATAAGGTCGTACAATAGCTGTGCGCCAGCGGGGGATGGGTCGATTCTTTCGATCCCAGGACCCGCAGTTGAGTTGTCACGGTATCTAGGGAATAGAATTGTGTTGTTTCGCATTTGCTCTTCGGCACACTGTTTAACTTCTGCTAGTGATTGTGGGTTACCCGCCTCAAAGTAATACACTGTGAGTCCGCCCGCGCCGATTCTTTCTAGGTAGTCCATTAAGAATGTGAGTACTTGTGAGCGAAGATACCACAACCAATAAATCTTACTGCGGATGCCTACGCCATGAATACCACCAGCTAATTCCCCCTCATAGAAATCTGCGTCTTCTGGTTCGTGTTTGTGGATTATTATTTGTTCGCGCTCATCAGGTGTGAAGAAGTGTGCTCTTCCACGGTCTGTAATAGCCCAACTACCGTCAAAAGTAGCGTGCACTAGGATTCCAGCTTGGCCTGAATACCGGAATACAAGTTTATCACCGTTGATAGGTTTAAAATCCTTAACCAACATACGGCGTTTCTTTGTGGTGAAATCCCACTCGTAATTAAGCTGAACGGCGTACCTGCCATAGAACATAGCTTCTAACAGGTGCATCATTAATTGCTGTAATCTTGGAGTTTGTTTGATTATGTCGGTTAGTTCTTTAGCTGCTTCTGTTTGTGCAGTATCTTCTGGGTTTTGTGGCTCTAAATGCCAACCTAGTTGCGAGGTAGGCATCTGTCTAGACCGTATACATTCCATAATCACAGGGTCACGCCGCATCGCAAGGGTGTTTTTAGCACTGTGTCTTAGTGCTTCGTCAAATGTGTAACGGTATGTGCGTGAGGCCCAATTTACGACCTGACTAAATGTCATGAAGTGTGGTAATGGTTGACCACCATCTCCAGGTACACGGCCTTCCTTCATCTCTGCCTGTGGGAAGTCGTAACCACGCTCTTGTGGTATTTGTGCAAATGGATCAGGTATTACATCATCATTAGCCATTATTTATTTTTCTCGCAACATTGCCTCTTGATGTAACTGGAACTGGCGTAATCGAAGAGACATTGTTAAATGGGTATCCCCATTTTGTTGTTGGTGCGGGTTTTCCCTTTTTAGGTTTAGCTTTACCTATGTAGTGTTTAGAATCTTTACCAACTCTGTGCTTTTCAAAATCTAAATCAAAACTTTTCTCGTCTTCGTAGTGAACAGGTTCACCTACAGTTGCGTACCCAACTAAATGTGCTTTACCTTTACCTGTTCTAATAATTCCCATTTGTCTACCAACATATGGGTGAAGAGATTTAGAGTTTCTAGTTTCAATAGTTTTCTCGCCGCTTAATATCTGATCAGTGAATGGCTGGCTTTTGTCGTTTACATTAATGCCGTGTGTAATAGCGATAGAGCCATCACTCCTTCGTACAAATTGTAAATTAGAATCCTGCATAATATGGACCCCCGCCGTTAAGCGGGGGCCTCTTGTGGGTGCACCCAGTCTAGGGGGAACTAGACTTCTGGATCTATCTAAGATAACATTAGTATTTTATTAGTCAAGATTAATTCTACTTCTATATACAATTTAGCTATACACATTGTAGCAATATAGATTATACTGTATAACCATTAAAATAAGGGGTTTTATGCAGTATTTATCTGTTTGTTCTGGAATTGAAGCAGCAACTTGTGCTTGGGAAAACCTAGGGTGGCAACCCGCAGGTTTTTCCGAAATAGAACCTTTTCCATGTGCGGTTTTAAAACACCACTACCCTAAAGTTAAAAACTACGGAGATATTAATGACCACAAGAAATGGAAACTACCACCAATCAACCTTTTGGTCGGAGGAACACCTTGCCAATCTTTCTCAATCGCAGGACTTAGAAAAGGACTCGAAGACCCTAGAGGTAACATCATGCTTACCTACCTTAGAATCCTTGAAAGTAGACGGCCTAAGTGGACTATCTGGGAAAATGTCCCCGGTGTGTTGTCATCTAACAGAGGAAGAGATTTTTCTACCTTCATCACAGCGTTGGGGAACATGGGGTATGGGTGGGCCTACCGTGTGTTGGACGCTCAGTGGTTCGGATTGGCCCAAAGACGCAAGCGTGTGTTTGTTGTCGGATGTCTTGGAGACAGAAAAAGTGCACAAAAGGTACTATTTGAGTCCGAAAGCGTGCGCAGGGATACTCCGCCGTGCAGAGACAAGAGGAAAGAAGTTACCGGAACTATTACAGGTGGCTTTGGAGAGCGTGGTATTGACCACATCCAAATAAGTGATGGTGCGTATAAGATTGAATACTGTGAACCAATTACAGGTGCACTAGCTGCTGCTGATGGGCCTAAGGGGGTTAGTGATCAGTACGCACATGAAGGTAAGCTAATTACAACCTACGACATGGCTAATCACCATAATCCTCAAGAAAGTTCTACTGCACATTTAACTACTCGTAACTGTGCTTTTGTTTGTGGTAACACGCCTTTAGCTGCTATATCTTTTGAACCCGGCATCGCAGTTAGAGAAGGTGATCCTAGCCGATTTATACCGGAGTTAACAGGTACACTAAGGGGGGTTATGGGAGATAACCGAACTGCGGTGGCACACATTGTGCATGGCACACAAGATCCATGTGTTTCGGATATTGCATTTGCCCAAGGTAGAAATAATGGCGGCGAAAATGTGCTAATTAGAAATACGGCTGTTAGAAGACTTACACCTCGTGAATGTGAAAGGTTACAAGGATTTCCTGATGACTACACATCTATTGCGTGGAAGAACAAACCTGCTGAACTATGTCCAGATGCACCCAGGTACAAAGCCCTAGGTAATTCTATGGCTGTGCCTGTGATGCGCTGGATTGGCGAACGCATAAATAAACTAAAGGACTAATATGGACGAACGCCTAAGAGAGGCCTTAGAACGCATTGAAATTGCGTTCAAGGCCTCTAAACCATACATACAACTACAAGACGCACTTGTACTGTATAAATTTATACTAGAGCTTCCCCCTTCTATATCTCAGTCTGAGAAACATACTGGACAAAACTAATCACATAGTGTAGGCTCACACATATATGCGTGTGAAGGTTTTGTGAAGAGGGTGTCATTTTTTTGTCCTGTAAATTTTAGGTACCCCCCCCACGGGTCCCCCCCCTAGCACAAAAAACTTTTT